TCACGGGTTCGAATCCCCTTGACCGCGCCAAGATTTATCCACTTCAACAACCCCTATTCTGGGGTTGTTTTGCTTAAAGTTCGTTTTTGGCCCCCCTTGTTCTGGTAAGCACCCCCCCCTAAAAACGAACTTTTCATCCAGCGCTTTTTGGATATCCTCGACGGGAGACTCAAATATCTTAACAACTACATGGTCCTTAAATATGGTAATTCGCTCCACCAGTAAGCGAATAGCTTTTATCTGAAGCTCAACGGGTAGCCGGTTGATGAATATGGCAAATCGCTGAAATGTCCCCTGAATCACATCCACGTCATATACCGCCTTCAGGCTATGCGAAGTCAGCGCCTCTATCTTAAGTATTCGGCCTGCGAGGTCTTTCTTGGCCTCTTCCAGGTGCTGGATTTCATCTGCTACCTCAGCGGACGCGCTTCCGGCCTTGACCAGATTCACCAGTTGCCGCAGCTCACCCTGTATAGTTTTAAGCTGCCCTTCAATCACCTGGCGATCCTTAGCCAAAGGCGTGAGACATTCCTTTGCCTTTTGCTGGGTCTTGGTAACGACCGACTCCAAGAACGGCCTGTCCCAGCCTATAGCGGCAATGTTCTCAACTATGTAAGCCTCCAACTTCCTGGCACCAAGGGGAGTTATGGCGCAATTATGCGGCAAGCCGTTGGACCCCGACAAGCATTTGTAATATAGGTGCGCCTTACCCTTCTTATTCCCGAATGTGGGCACAATGGCATTACCGCACTCGCCGCAGCTAAGAAGTCCCTTCAATAAGAAGCCGTGTTTATTTACGGCAAAGTGGACTTCGCCGCCCCTATGATTGCGTGAGAGTAATAGCTCCTGCACCTCCGCAAACAACTCGGGATTAATTATGGGCTTATGCTGGCCGGGAAACGCCTGCTTGGTGCGCGTGTTCTGAATAGAACCCATATATGCCTTTTGCTGAAGAATGGTGAGGACCCCATCCATATCGAAAGGTTTTCCGCCATAAGTTTTACCGGTTTTGATTTTATAAAGTTTGCGGCGGAATCCAAGCTGGTTTAACTCCTGCGCGACCCGCATAGTGGAATGATACTTAACATACATATTAAAGATGCGGTTCACGAGCTCGGCTTCTTTTTCGTTAACCACCAACATCTTCTCCTTAATATCATAGCCGAGCGGATGCCAGCCGCCGCTCCACAAGCCTTTCTTGGCGCGGGCCAGATGGAAATCCTGGGACCGCAGAACATCCAGCTCTCTGTCGTATTGTGCAAACTGAATCATAATCGCAGTCATCAACCGGCCTTGCGGAGATTTTGTGTCGATGCTTTCTGTTGCAGAGACGAAGGCGACGTCGTGCTTCTCAAAAAGCTCCAGGAGGCCATGAAAATCTTTTGAATTTCTAGTAAGCCTGTCGATTTTGTAAACGATTACGCCGTCGACCTTGCCCTCCGCGATGCGTTTTAATAGCCGCTGCATCGCCGGGCGCTTAAGGCTCTTGCCTGACTCCGCCGGATCATCAAACGCCTCCTGGCATTCTTCCCAGCCGTTGGACTTCTGAATCTCGATATAGCTTCTGCAACAGGATTTTTGAGCGTCAATAGACGTTACATTATTCGTCAGGTTCTCGTCGTTGGACTTCCGGCAGTATAATGCAATCCGCTTCACTTTCGGCGCTTTCAAAATGCTTACTTCTTCGGGCATAACATGTCCTTTGTCATTGAAGGATACAGGGTTCTCCCCCTCTAATCAAGGCCTTTCTGGCACATTGGAACTTCGACCTTCTTCGGGCGGTGAAGGCAAGTTCGAAGAAGGAACCGGAACGAAGTCCAAAAGGCCTCTCTGGCCTAAATAAACGATTCCTTCGGCTATGACATCCGCTAAGGCGTCCCGGCGTTCTTCGGGAAGCATATCTTCTGAGTTTACCGCAGGTTTGTTGGGGTCCATATCCCATACTAACGGGATTTTTGGGGAAGATGACCGAAACAACAGCAAAAGCATTGTTTGCTTCAACAGCCCTTATATATAATTGTTGTAGGGGAAGCATATCCATCGGAAATATTTTTCTCGCGACTAATTCTCTTGGCTTAAAACCTTCGTGGACCGCCAAAAGCCTGTGCCGATAATTAAGGTTTTGGAGAATATTTTCTCCGCGTTACTTTTTAATCTGGTCGTTCGCCCAATATGAAAGGGCTGGCGGAGTGTAAAGTTACTTTTTAGCCCAGTTGTGCGCCTAATAGGTAGAAGGACAGAGAAAATGAATACCAGCCCTGACACCATGGATGAATCGCAGTTATTAGAGAGACTCAAAAGCGGTGATCCGACCGCTCAACGTGTTGCATGGGAACGGTATCATCCCGCAATTTATCGCGCCATATGTGGATTTACCCGCGTCAGATATAATCAGAGATTCGCCAGGCAAGTTTCCGATGGTAATTCATCATCTTCAACAGGGCAGACATTGTGGGATGGCATACCGGGACAGGATGACGGCGACGCAAAAGACGTTCTGATGGCAACCTTTGTTGATTTCTATAAGGATATTCATAAATTTAACGGAAAAAGCCGCCTATCCACATGGCTTTATCGCATCGCGATCAATAACGCCAAAGATTTTTATAGAGATATGGCAAAAAACCAGCCTCGGCAGATTTCAATAAGTACTGGGCAAATTACATGTGCGCCAGAAGACGAGGCCAATTTCAATTATGATGATACTTCAGCAGATACAGGTCTCATATCAATAGAGGAAGAGCCATTTAAAGTTCCAAGCCGAAAGGCTGAAGTGTCATACTCAAAGCAAATCAAAAAACGGCGGAAGGAAGCATTCGCCGCTGAGGCGGCCACCGCATCAATTTCCCGCGAGAATGAACACTTAAAACTGGAAATCAAGGATGGGATGGATCACTTGAGCGACGCGCATCGCGTAGTTCTTATATTACGGCAAGTGGAAGGAAAATCCATAAAGGAAACAGCAGAAATCCTCAACACCACGGAAGGCGCCGTTAAGATGGCAGAAAAGCGTGCAGTAATGAAATTGCGGGATCTGATGAGTCTGCCAACAACCGGGAAGGGAAACGGGGAGGCACTTTTATGAACAATTCCAAGGAGATGACAATAGCAAATTTAATCTCAGCCTATACCGATAAGCTCAACCAAGGCAATGCTCCGACTATTAATGATTTTCTTTCAAATCATTCAGATATCGCCGCTGAGATCCGTCCGATCCTTGAATCCATAATTCAGTTTCGGCGCGAAGCCACATGCCCGTCATTAACCAAGGCTGAGAGCGATGCCATTTTCACCAAAATACAAGAGAAGATTCGTGAGCTGAGCGCGCCAATGCAGGCGGTGGTCACGCATCAGGGAGCAATCGCGCTTGATAAGCGGCCAGATTTCCTTATCTTACTATTGCATTTTATGGATCAGATATGGGGAAACACCAAGCTGGTTAAGCTTCTCTTCCTGCTAGGTAAGGAAGGTCATTGTGACCAATTCGTGCCCGATTACTATGGTCACTATGCGTACAATTATGGCGCGTTCGATAAAGCTGTGCCTCAGGATGTGCAGGCATTAATTCAGGCTGGGATTATTAAAAAAACTGCCCCGCCATCTAAAAAGCGGAACCAAAGCGAACTCGGAATACCTGACAAAAAGCAAGTCGAGGCAGTCTACGAGCTCACCGACAAAGGGAAAAAATTCGCCCAAAGCCTGATTAAGTCATCCCAAAGCAAAGACCCGAAGATTCTTGCGCGTATTCAAGATATAGTTCGGAAGCACGGCAAGAAAAATGTGGATGAACTCCTATATTACACCTACAACACCTATCCGGAAACAGCCGAGAAATCGAAGGTGCGAAACAAATATCTTAAGCCTGGCGATACCAATCCCACTCAAGAGCCTGACGGGGGCGCAAATGTCTGATGACGGCATAGACGCCGCCACGCCTTTAATGTTCTTAAAGCCGCGGCGTGACGATAAAAAACTTATTTCCAAAGCGCCCAATCATTTTGATGGTTTGCAAATAGGCGCGTCAGATTCATCGTCTGTGGTGGAAATGGTGAAAAATGTCGGAAAGCCGTTTTTTATAGACCCGATGGCGTACATGTTCACATTGCCACCTGAGGCTGTGACAGATTTTGAGACGCATAAAGTGCGGGCATCCCTTTCTTCTTTGGCGCACCGTTACAGTTCACTTCTGGGACAAACCATCGGCAAGCGGGCGATTTCGACTGACGACATAATAAACCAGGTGGATGTCTTGGATGACACCACCCGCAATGCGCTGGAGTATCAACGCTCCAAAATTAGTGGTCAATTGAATCTTTTTCCCATGACCAGCTATTACGACAAATATCGTCTTCTTGACGACAGTGAGGACTCGAAGCCGGTGACCCCAAATGCGGTACTGCCCTGTATGGTTATTGCGCCCTACTTTCATTTCAAAGACACTTCCAGCCCCTGGTATACCGCTACCATTCGCTGCGCTAAGCTGGCCTCCCGATATATTCAGACGGGAGAAAGACTTTACACCACGCTGCTAATCGACCCGCACCTCTTGGATTTTCCGGACCAGATCCGGTCAATAATCACCGAAGTGGCCGCGCTTTCTATCGATGGCGTATTTATCTGGGTTAATGGAATGGACGAGGAATCTGCACCTGTTTCCAGACTAACAAATTTGCTTTTTTTGATTTCGGAACTTAAGGCAAAAGGCAAATCCGTCATTAAAATGCATGGCGGTTATTTTTCCATCCTCATGAACTCTTACGGTTTAGACGGATTCTCCTGCAACCTATCATACCGGACATCCAGAAATATCATGTCATATCGGTGGAAAGCCCCGAAGGTTCCCAGGTCGAAGTTTTATGTCCCGCAACTGCACTGTGCCTATGATATAGAAGAAGCAGCTCACATCCTCAAGATGTTCCCTTTTACACGTTGTCGTTGCGCCGTATGCCGAGAAGCCTACGGGAATGACTTCGACAAGATGCAACAGAGCATGAAAGAAAAGGGGTTCTGCGAAAGCCATTTCCTTAATACACGGAAACAAGAACTGAATTTTACCCGTTCGGGCCGCAAGGACGCCATCGCTGCCTTAGACACGACCATCTCGCTATTGGGACAGCATAATATCAATGGGGCGCGCCACATAAGCAAATGGCGGAAAACCATCGCGGATTTTGAAGCATTGGCCCATTGATTCTCCTCAGATTCACCTCCCCAGAAATATCTCATAACCGATGTTACTTCAAGGCCTCGCCCATCGCCTAATGGGTAGAGAGTCATGAAAATTTATGAGGTCGAATGTCGAACACCAATAGTGAACAGTCGCGGCCAGTATCCCAGTTTCCAGGAGCCGTGCGTATAAGTTGCCCTACCTGTCATAAATCCACCCGGACCCATATGGGCAGTGGTTGGGCTGTGACCTGGTGCAGCAAATGCCGCCATTGGTTTCGCACTTCAAACGAGGTTATCACGCCGGTTTTGGCAGACCAGTACAGATTACCTCAGTCCATGCTCAAGGAGGCTCCCAAAGAACAAGAAGTTTCCGAAGATTAATGCAGCAAGTCTGTAACAGCACATCAGTTAATCGACTCTAACAGAGCCAAAAGAGGGTGAGAGCCTTTGAGCCAAAGCCTTCTGGAGCCTAGTCGCAATTCAGGGATTGTTCCCTGCGTCGACTAGGCTCCTTCTTTATTTAGAGCCGTCTCCTCGCGGGCACATCCCGCAAAGGAGATGGTTATGAAAAAGAACATAAAAGTTGGCTATGACGCATTCGCTTCTTGGGAAGTAAGAATGGCGCATGGAAAGGCACGAGGACTCGTTGGGAAATATGGGTTTACACACAACGACATCCCTGACTTGGAACAAGAACTGCTACTAGCGATCCACCTCAAGCGCAACGCGATGGACAGTTGGTCGTCCAGGGAAGCCTCTCAGAAAACGGTAACAAGCCGTATCCTGGACAACCGAATAAGAGACCTCCTCGACACATTGCAAACCGAAAAACGCGGCGGCCATAGCCATACCGTGTCACTAAGCGAAAGAATCCCCAACACCGACGGAGACGTACCGGTTACGTACGAAGATGTTTTAGGCGACGACTCCTCACTATCCCGCAAAGGCAGAAAGCCTATTCTGCATGAAGATGAGCTTCGCTTCGTCATGTCCCTCAAGCTGGAAAGATTGACCGGTCCCCAACGAAAAATTTGCGAATTGCTGATGAATGGCTTTACCATCAGCGAAGTCGCTAAATCCCTCGGCGTACGCCGCACCACCCTATACAGCGAAGTTAAACGAATGCGTGAGCTGTTCTATGAGGATGGCCTTCATGAATATCTCTAAAAACCTATATGGCTCGTCATTTCGCAAAGAAATCCCGTTTATGTGTAGCGGAGGACATATATGAACGCAGTTTACCGATTCAAATTCAAAGAAGCCATTTCCCCTAAGGTAATTGAAGAAACGTTATTTTGGGCGGTGTTTAACGCAGAAAGCGTATTTGGCAAACCGAAAGTACGCCTGGACGCTTCCTTCCTCTTTGACAGGGAAAAGAAAGTCTGTGTTATTGATAAGACCACCGAAGTCGGCCAGCACATCGCCCAGATATTCACCTCCCTAATAAGCCGCGAATTCGGGGAAGATGCCTTTAAAGTTGAGCGCATCCCCACCAAGGAGAAACCGTGAAATTACCCGAGCCCAAATATACCGTAAGCGATGAGAACCACAAATACAGCATCGTACTCCCCACCGGCGAAACTGTCGGCCCGTTCAAATCCGTGACCGGCATCCTACAAGTCCTTGATAAACCGGCTCTCGTAGGTTGGAGCGCCAGGGAGTCGGCCAACTACTTCAAAGCCGAACTGCTCCGCCTTGGGCGCAACGCACTTGATCCGGCCATGCTCGACCAGATAGCCAAGGACGCAGCAGGGGCGCATCGCCGCAAGTCCAAGGACGCTGCGGATCTGGGCACCCGAGTACACGGCTTGTGTGAGGCAATAATCAAAGGAGAGGAACCTGCCGACATCCCGGCCGAGCTGGCCGAGCCCGCGCTCGACTTTAAACGCTGGCGCATGCAGAGCGACATAGAGCTCGTCGCCCTTGAGCTGCCTGTCGCCTCTCTGGAACACCGCTTTGGCGGTCGCATCGACGCCGTCGGCTACTCGGCCACGCGCGGCGGCCTGGGAATAGTGGACCTTAAGACTTCTTCCGGCTTCTACGGCAATGAATATTCCTATCAAGTCGGCGGATATGCCGCAGCCCTGGCCGAGCAGTACGGCATCAAAGTCGCATGGGCCGAGATAGTCCGCTTCGGTAAAAAGCCCCCCTACGATTCAGAAGGCAGACCTGTCACAGACCTCCCTGCGGCCATACAAGGCTTTCTAAACGCTGCGGCAATAGCGCTTTCGAATGCAGTCCCGCTAATCGGAGAACCTGACTTTTGCACAAAAATTATACGCGCAGAAGAGGCGGCCCGCGCCGCCAAGATACCCGCGCCCAAGTCCAAGAAAACAGCCTTCCCATTTTAGTGTTGGTAAATCACGCAAATAAAGGAGACCACAATGAACGCAGAAACAGCAGCACAAGGTAACCAGTCGCCGCCGCCGAAGTTCAAACTTGCACCACCCCGAGGCAAGTTGAAAACAGGCATGCCGACAGACGGCCTTTGGATTCTGGCCGGGCTTCCTAAAGCCGGTAAGACATCCTTATCAGCCAGCATCCCTAATTCCATCCTGCTCGAACTCGAGCGGGGCGGCGCGGACCGCATTGACGGTTGGGTCCAAGAAATCCCTGACATCGCCACCTTTCGCCAGGCGGTCGTAGCCGCCGTGGAGGAACCGAGCATCAAGGCCTTGGTCATAGACAGCCTTGACGTTGTAAGCGACTGGCTCGAGGCGGAAGTCGCAGAAAAATACGAGCTTGAAAGCATCAGCGAGCGCAAAGAGGGAGTCAACGGCTTCGCCGTCTGGAAGGAGTTACGCGGTAAATTCGAGAAGCTTATCGGATACCTCAAGACGTCCGGAAAGCTGGCAGTACTCGTCGCCCATAGCAAAGAGCCTCGCATAGATGCTGACGGAAAGGTCGTGGTCCCAGCCGGGATTCAGGTCCCCGGTAAGCTGGGCTCATACATCGCCGCCGAGGCCGATGCCATCGGGCATTGCTACAAAAAGCAGGTCGGCAACACGACGCAGTACTTTGTGAGCTTCCAGGGCGGCCCGCTCGGCACATACGGCAGCCGCATCCCGGAGCTTGAAGATAAGACCATCACCCTCCCCAAAACCAACCAGTGGGCTGCCATCCAGGCGGCTGCCGAGGCAAAGGCCCCGCCTGCTGAGCCTGCAAAAGCACCTGAAAAGAAACCGGCAGCAAAAACCAAAGGAGGCAAATAACATGGCACGCATAAACTACAAGGGCGACGCGGGAGCAGAAAGCGCAGGACAGGGCGGAAGTGCGCAGTTCGCTCCAGCGCCACGCGGCATCTACACACTGCAAATAGCCGACCACTCGAACGGCGAAGTCACGCAGGGCGGAAAGAACCCCGGCACGCCTCTCACCAAGCTGCAATGCGAGATAGCAGACGAGGGCGAGCATTTCGGCAAACGCGTCTGGCATAACGTGGTATGGGTCCCGCGCGGCAACGGCGAGAAGGCCAACCCGGGCCACGGCATGGCTGTGCATTTCCTCCACGGCATCGGCCTACAATATGACGGTGAGTTCTCGTTTGAAGAATCCGACCTGCAGGGGCGTACCTTTCGCGCGCTCTTGGGCGTAGCGACGTATGACAAAGTCGTTAACGGGCGCACATACACGAACGAGAAGAACTTCATAGAGGAAATCTACACCGACAAGCATCCAGAACCCGCCAATGACGAGCTGCCAGCACCGCGTAAGAACGCGCAGCAACCAGCCAAGGACAAACAAGCGGACCGCCCCGGCGCGGCCAATGGGGGCTCCGTCCCATTCTGAGCATAGGCTTTCCCCCATGGAAAACGACCAGCAAGACACCGGCATTGTCCTTCGGCCCTACCAGGAGGCCGCCATCCAAGCTTGGAACGACAAGCTTAGTGGCGGCCTCCGGCGCGGGATAATAAACCTACCGACGGGCTGCGGCAAAACTGTAACCGGCCTATCCATTGCCAAGCGGATGGGAGGCCGGACATTGTGGCTCGCACATCGTGACGAACTTATCGAGCAGCCATTACGCGCCATCCGCGCCGTGTGGCCCGAGGCTTCCACCGGCGTAGTTAAGGCGGAGCGTAACGAAACGGACGCGCAGGTTGTATTCGGATCTATACAGACAGTCTCGCGAGAAAACCGCCTCAAGAACATATCAGGCTTCGACCAGATTATCGTTGACGAGGCTCATCATGCAGCCGCCGACAGCTACCTCCGGACTATGGACGCGCTCGGCTGCTTCAAGCCGGGCGGCGCACCTGCCTTAGGACTTACCGCGACCGTCGAGCGCGGCGACAGCCTTGGTCTTGACCAATCTTTCGAGTCCATCGTCTATCAAATGCAGTTGCTGCAGGCTATTAAAGAGGGCTGGCTGGTGGACCTGCGCCTGAAGCAGGTCGCGCTGGACTTCGACATGGACCAGATAGCCACCGTAAACGGCGACTATAACCAGGGCCAACTCGGCGATGCCATGCTCCGCGCCGGTGCGGCTGAGGCAACCGCCAACGCCTATCAAGACCATGCAAAAGGCCGAAAGGCTCTGATTTTCACAGTTACTGTAGACCAGTCGCGGCGCACAGCCGAGACGCTTAAAAATCGTGGTGAGGCGGCCGAGTGGCTATGCGGTGAGACGCCTATCGAAGAACGCAGGGCAATTTTGACGCGCCTAAAGACCGGCGAGACTATGGTCGTGGCCAACTGCGCGGTTCTGACTGAGGGATTTGATGAGCCGTCCATTGATGCCATCATAATCGCCCGCCCCACGCAGTCCAAGACGCTTTATCTCCAGATGATAGGGCGCGGCACCAGAATCTTTCCCGCGAAGGAAGATTGCCTCATAATCGACCTTGCGGGCGCATCAGAGAAACACAAACTCATCCAAGCGCCCGCGTTATTCGGCCTGGACCCGGAGGCAGCCGGCGATAGCACAGTAACCGAAGCGCTTGAGGTAAAGGATCGCGAGGACGCGCTGGTTTCGTCGTTAATCACAGCTAACCGCTCAGTTCACGGGCCACGACGGTTCCATTGGATAACCGCCTCAAACGCATTCTACGCCGCCTCAGCCGGTGACCGAGGCACAGTGCTGCTTATCCGCTCAGGCGACGGCTGGATTGTTGAAGTGTCGCCAAAAGACCGTTACGCAGGGGCGACAACCCTTGAGGCCCGCCCTGTGGACCTTGAGATGGCGCAGGGCATCGGCGAGGACTATATCCGACGCGCAGCGGCCACACAACTGGCGGCCGAGAACGCGTTTTGGCGGCGCAAACCCGCATCAGATAAATTGCTGGGCGCTCTGGCCAAATGGCGCATCCCCGCGCCGGAAGGGATACGCGCTGGTGAAGCGTCAGACCTCTTAACCGTGGCTATCGCAAGAGCCTGGCTGTGGCGGAGGAAGCAATGAGTGATTTCCTTCTCACTCCAAACAAGACGGCCATAGCCGCGCATCTGCGACATTTATTTGACCAGTTGCCTGACGCATTGGTCGAGCTGGCCTGGACGGACACATCGGATGGCCGCCTGCGCCACGCCCGGCTCTTCTGCCCGCAGGAGTTGGACAGCATAGCAGACTTCGCGGCCGCCCGGAACGCCGTGGCAGGGCAGAACCTGTATCTCGGCGCGGCACTGCGGCGGCTGGACGCGCCGCGAAACAGGCGGGCAGCGGACGCAGACTTTCACGCGCTCACGGCCTTATATGCTGATTTTGACGATGAAGGAGCGCTGGAACGGGCTGAAAAGACCTGTGTAGAGAAAAGTATTCCCCCCACAGCCAAGGTTATCACCGGCCACCATCCCTATTCACGCGGGCAACTATGGTGGCGGATCCATGAGCAGTTACGCGACGCTGATGCCTGCCGCAGGATAAACCGCGCCATAGCCGTCGCGTTGGGCGGCGACACAGCCGTATTCAATACAGGTCGCGTCATGCGCATGGGTGGCTCAGTCGCCTGGCCACGAAAGAAAGGCCGTGTAGCAGAGATTACCACGTTTGAAGAACTCTCGCCCCGGAGATATACCCCTGAGGAACTTGAGACAGCTTTCCCGCCTGAGCAGCCGGTCGCAATAACCGTGCCATCGACTGACAGCCGCCAACCATCACCCGGTATTGATTCGCTGCTCGCCCAACTATCCCCAAACAACTGGCATCTGCCAATGCTACGGGCGGTCGCCAGGATGGTGGCCTGCGGCTGGACGGACCAAGATATACTTGCGCGGAGCGAAAAACACACCTTACCCGGCTGGTCCGCAGAACAGACCCGCGATGAAGTTTTGGCAATGATAGCCGGAGCCAGGAGGAAAGGTTTCGGCAGCGTCCGAAAGGCGGCGCGGCTCATCCCAAACGTCGCGCCCGGCTATGATTCTAAACCACTCGCCCGCGACGATGCGTCCGCACAGCTCAAATCCGTTATCTCTGGTTGGTTCAACCGCGCTGTGCCACTTGCGCAGGCGCGTAAGGAACTCGCCCGCCGACATCGGGCCAGATTCGGCAGGAAGCTGCCACCGGCAGTTGCAGAGGAACTCCGCGCAACGGTCAAAGCACAGTACGGCATAGACAACCTGCGCGATGCGCCAAGACTGGCGGTCCAAGCGGCTGCAGGCTTGGGTAAAACCATGCAGGTGGTTCATGAGATAATGGCTCGCAAAGAAGTCTGGGACCTGCGCGTTTGGATTATGGTCCCCACCATAGACCTCGCCGACCACCTAGCTGAGCAGTTTGCGGAGCTTTCTTACGAAGCCGGGCCCGACGTGCGCGTTATGCGCGGCAGACTCGCCCTGGCTACGGAAGTGCGGCGGTCGCACGAGCACAAGACCATGTGCCGCAAACCCGACGCGGCGGACGTAGCCGGCCGACTCGGGCTTAACGTCTACAAAACGCTTTGCAATTCGGACGCGGAACACTGCAGTTACTTCTACCACTGCCCATGGATCAAACAGTGGGAGAGCCACGGGCCGGGCGTGAGAATATGGTCGCATGAATATCTGCACCTGCCAATGCTGTCCGACTACCCGCCGCCGGATATGGTTATCTGCGACGAGTCCGTTGTGGAGGTGCTGGCTGGCGGCCTGCAATTTGCACCCGACCGCCTGACCGAGGTACCTGGCTGGGCAGGTGGCGGTGAGGTTGAAATCCTCACTCACTGCCTGGCAGACATCTATGCGGCGCTGTCTGCTGGTGGGCCCGCACTCGCGGCGCTCAGGGCAAGGGGCCTCACTCGCGAGACCATCGCCAAGGCGGCCGACATCGCGGAGGGCAGCGAAGACGGCGACACCGGCATAACGCCGGAGATGCCGGAAGCTGAGGCACTTGAACGCCTAAGCGCTCTGGAAGAATCCGAGCGCGAGAAGATTGCGCGGCTCCTGCGGCAACTGGCCAAAGAGATAAACCTCCCCCGCGACACATCACATGCCGTAGAGTTGCAGCGCAACGTCGCCGTCTTGGTGAACGGCAAGCCCGAGCGGCAGAACCGGGTGAGCGTCCGGTGGCGGCGGAAGGTACTCATAGGCCGGACCAGGCCGCTTCTGGTCATTGACGCGGACGCAGACGAGGAGATAACCAAGCGGCTTTTCGGCGGGCAGCTGGAGCACGTCGCCATCCCGGTCAGGAGAAACGCCGTCGTCACACAGTGCCACACATCCAACTTCTCACGGCAATCGCTACTTGGCTTCGACGGCGCGGCGGCAGACTTTAATCTTAAGGCCGCGAAGCGGCTTGAGCACGTCAAATTCATCATCCGCAAGCTCGCTAATGCCACCAAGCTACTTGTCGTCTGCCCCCTGCCGGTACGCCGGGCCATCACGGGCGAAAAAGAACCGCGACTGCCGCTTTCATGCGAGTGGGAGGGCGCGACCATCTCGCATTTTGGACGCATCCGGGGCGTGGACGACTGGAAAGGCTATGAGGCCAGCCTTACTATAGGCCGTGAGCAACCGCCTCCACTGGCTGTGGAGGCTATGGCGCGTTCTGTCTGGGATGACGACCCTATACCGCTTAATCTGCCGGGTGAGTACAGCAAAGCGCCGCGCGGCTACAGAATGCGCGGCGGGACCAAGCTGGGCGTAGAGGTGGACATCCACCCGGACCCGCGCGTTCAGCGGGTGCTGGAACTCAAGCGCGAGCGGGAGTCGCTGCAAGCCATAGACCGCATACGTCTTATCCATCCGGACAGTATGAAGGACGTTTACATCCTCTGCAAGGTGCCACTGGATATTGATGTTGACCGTTTATCCGGCTTCGCGGAGCTTCTTAACAGCGATGGTTCGAAACTGGAGCAGGCATACCGCAGAGGGCGTTGCGGATTGCCGCTTGCAGCAGGGCGTATATCAAACCTATGGCCCGACCTCTATCCATCAGAAAGTGCAGCAAAAACATCAACTTTTCGAGAACTTAAGGACAACGTTTCAGATGGTTGCAAAAAGGAAATAGATCCTATTACCCTTTTGCAACCATCTGAAACAGGAGATAAAAATGCCAAAAATCAAGCGCGATTGGTTCGGTTTGGAAACACTGAAGCTGTCATAATCCGGTTCCGGCCTCGCAGCAGCGCGGAAGGCGGACATCACAACTGGTCCAGAGCCTTAGCCGCCGCAGATACCCCCTATTTCCGGGCAAGAGTCCGGGATGTCATGGGCTGCGAGCTTGAGTTTGAGTTTTCCCCCACAGGTCTTGTCTCGGCATCTGCTGCCGGGCTAAAACAAATACCAACACCCGTCACAGGAGGAATCGTATGAGCAATCGTTCAAAGGGCAACATGCATGAGAAGAAGGTCGCGGACTATCTTAAAACGCAAGGCTATCTCGTAGAGCGCAGCTTTGGCAAGCCGGGCTGGATACCGGGCCGGGGCATCGTGTTTTGCGCACGCGACCTATTCGGCGCGTTTGATATTGTCGCGATCAAGCAGCCGAACGAAGTGCGGTTCGTCCAGGTAACCTCGGGCGCGGTGGCAGTCCGGCGCAACAAAACATTCTCGGTCTGGCCGCTGGCAGAGGTCTGGGAACACCTTAGAGCCGGAGTTTACCGGATTCATAAAGCAAACGGCGAGTCCATTGTCTTGGACGTGAAGAGCCAGTCATGAGCTACAGACACCCACGAGAGAGAAAACTCGCCGCTATCGGAAGAATAGTGGCCGGGGAAACCTACGCAAAAGTGGCTGGCGAGCTTGCTATATCGAAAAGCCTCCTACACTACTGGGTAAAGCGCTCGGAACATTTCCCATTCCAAGCTAGGCCGAAATATAAATTATCGTCTCAGCCGGAGGCAGAACGGGTCGCCCGCTTCGCTACGGCGTTGTGGGAATCTGAATTTGAGGCTCTCGGCGATTCAGTGCCCAGGTGGGATGAAACGTCAAACTTCTGGTTTCTCGCCGCAAGGGAGGCGGCAATGACGCTGCGAAGGCTGTTTAGACACGTTAAAACCGGTAGGAAAATAACCATAACGCCCTGTGGTTATTGCGGAATACCGTTCCGCAAGCATTCGCGCCGGCAGCAATTCTGTTCCCATGACTGTTTGATAGCCGCATCGCCCGCCTCTTACCAGCGCAAGGGCACTTGCGAACGCTGTGGAGGCGCAGTCTTTAAGGCGGGGGCGCACATTTGCTTCCGCTGCAAGATAAAGGCCGGATTTTATCAACTCAATCCCAAGGTCTACGACAGGACATGTGAAATTTGCAGCAAACCATTTCAGACGCGTGAGAAAAATAAAATCACATGCAGCCGCGAATGCCTCATCGAATGGCGCAGGCGCGCCGATTGGAAGCCTAAGATGGTCACCAGGACGCCGTGCACCGTGTGCGGAACCGGCGTCAACAAGAACGACCACCGGAATATCTGCTCCAGATGTTCCGAGAAAACATTTTCTCTTTACCCCGAAGTTGCCGAAATCAAACGACTCAATCTTAAACTCAAGAAAATGCTGATAGGAGGAAACACACATGGAACAGAAATCGACAGTCCGCAACACGGAGGACATACGCCATATCCTCAGCGAGGAAATTCTGATGATCAAGGCGGGCAAGTCCACCCCATCGCGGGCAAATGCAATCAGTAATCTGGTGGCGAAAATTCTGGCAAGCGCAAAGCTGGACATAGAGTTTCACCGCTACGTCCAGAAAGCGAACGCCAAGGACATCTCGATGGCTCTCGTGAAGGACGGGAACAAGCCAGCCGAATTGCCGAATAGTAAGCATAAAGGATAATGCTGCGGCTTATGGGTGCTACCGCAAAATAGTGTCAATCCCCGGTCCGCCTTTTATGCTCGCATAGGGCGGCCGGGGAGTGCGGGGTCGAAAAAGGCAGGAGGCATAAACAGTTTAAACAGTTCATGGACTTTACGTATGAAACCATCCAAAATAGATCAAGGGCGTTATGAAACGCGTGCATGCGAGTACTGTGGGACAAGGTTCCGGCCTGCATTCCCGAATCAGCAGCTTCACAAAGATTGCGCACGCTCCTGGCGGAGAAAGTATCTGCGAGAGTATCAGAGTAAATACCGGCAGGAGTTAAGACGAGACTATCACGATGAAACGTAAAGGGCCGCAAAAACATTCAAATGAAACCATTCAGAACGCGATCACAAAATTTGAAGGCGGCGCACGCCTCAGCGCCATCGCAAGGGAGATTGGAGTTGAAAAATCCACTGTCAAATACTGGCTCGATAACGCGGCCAGGTTCATGCCGGAGAGAAAAGGCGCAAACCCCACAGCCGCCAGAATACAAACACGCCTCACCCGCGAAGCGTGGGATATCATCTTCCTGGCACTCAAAGAAATCAAAAAGAAACTATCCGACGCCACGATACGCGACTTGGTCGCCGTTATGGGCGAGCTATTTGACCGCCAGGCGCAGTTCGGAATGCTCACAGGAAGGAACGCAGTCCCGGAGCAAGTCCTTGAGAAGTCGGAAGAACTCCGCATCACTGTGCGGAAATTCCTTCACAATAAATCAGCAGGAGAAAAAACTGCTTCTGAAAGCCTGGGCAACGAGGCCGTCCAACGCGCTGGAGCGGCAGAGGCAACTGAGGCGGAGACAGAGCCAGGAGAGCCAAAAAAGGACGCGAATGCTGCCACTTAACGCCGATTTTACTAGACATAATGCAACATTATGTCAGGACTTTTCTCGTCGGAGAACAGCTCTAGAGGCAGGCCCGGAATTTTTGCGGGAAAATCCGAAGCCAAACCGCACATGCTCCCCCAAAGATTTTATTTCGCACGTTTCAAAGGGACCTACCCATATATTTTTTGTACGAAACCGCTCAATGAAAAATCCTTCGTCCATTCTTCGCACAAACAGCCATTTTCTTCGCTCAAGGAAAACGTGGCTATGAAAGACCACGAACAACGGCTTGAAGACCTGTTTTTCTTCGCAAAAGAGGTGCTTGGCTACACCCAATTGACCGAGTTGCATCTGTCGTGGTTCGATATTTTGCTCAGGGAGCAGTTCGTTCTGCTGCTGGCCCCGGTCGGCCACCTTAAGACCAGTTCCTGCACCATAGCATACCCATTGTTCAGGCTGACAGAGAACCATAACCTCCGGATTCTGCTGGTCAACGAAGTATTGGACAACGCCAAAGGCTTCCTGCGGGAGATTAAAGGCCACCTAACCCAAAGCGCGCGATTCCGGGAGCAATATGGCCATTGGGATCTGACAGCCGATACCTGGACTGAGGAACGCATCCAGATACCGCGCACAGAAATACGCAAAGAGCCGTCCATAGCGGTGGCCTCGGTATTGGGCACCGTGGTAAGCCAGCATCCTGACCTGGTCATTGTCGACGATCCATGCTCTAACCGGAATACGCAAACGCCGAATCAGCGGCAGAAGGTGATAACGTGGTTCCAGAAAGACCTCTTACCCCGGCTGGATGACGGCGGGCAGATAATCGTGGTCATGACCCGCTGGCATACGGACGATATCGCCGGGTTCCTGAAATCCGAGCCCGGGTTCGCAAACTGGAAGATTATAGATTTGGCGGCGGAATGGCTGGACGAGTCCGGCAAGCAGCACATTCTGCTCCCTGAGAAATTTAGCGCTGAAAAACTGGCCCAACTTAAAGCCCAACTGGGCACGAGCTCTTACAATTGCCTGTATCTCAATGATCCATCCGGCCAGGAGGGCTCTGACTTTAAGGCGGCGTGGCTTGATTCCGGCAGGTATGACCACGTGCCGGATGGTCTCTCGATCTACGTGGGGTACCAC